TTTATTAAGATCGCCAAATTGTGCTTTTAATTGAGAAAAGAAACCAGCATCTAATAGGACTCTTTTAAAGTTAAAAACTTTATCGCCTATCATTGAGAGAGTACCACTAAATGTTTTAGCTAGTTCATCAGTTGCTCCATCAAATCTACCACCCTCTCCAAAAACTCTTTCAAAAGCTGCTACTGTTTCTTCTACTGATACTGTTGCACCAGCTTTAAAACCTAGCATATCTTTAACACCTTTATCTCTAAATAAATCGGCTGCTGATATACCAGCACTTAATGATCTTTGGATTTGTTCGGCTGTTGTTTTAAAATCTAGTCCTGTAACTGCTGCTACATTACCAGTTATCTTCATAAGGTTTGCGAGTTCTTTTGCATCATCACTAACAACTGCTAATACTCCTGAACCTCGTTGTATTTCTTCTAGGGAGAAAGGAACTTTAGATGCAAACTTCGCCATTTCATCAAAAGCTTTTGCACCCTCTTGTGCTGAACCAAATAAGAATTTTAATTGAACTTGTAGGTTTTCAATTTGCTTTCCTGTATTAATGATATTTCTAACAACAAGACCAGCACCTAAACCGATAAAGGCATTTCTTAAATTAAAAATAGAAGCTTTTAATCTACCCAAGCTTCCTTGCAAACCTTGTAGGGCTTGTTTCGACCTATCTTTTGCTACTATATCTATTTTTAATTTCTGTGCCATTTATTACCTTTTGTGTTTAGCCATTCTCTCTTGACTTTTATACTCATCTTCTTCTTTTTTCAAGTAAGCTAACCATAAATTATAATGGCTTACAGGCATATCTAAAACTTGTTGGATTGTGATTTTAAGTCTGTCGGCTACAACTAAAAGCGACCTTGTAGCATGGTCGCTATTTACTTTTTTTCGGCTTCCTCGTATTGGGTATCGGCAAGGATTCGATTGGCTATTGTTGCAATAACATTGGAGTCTGCTTTTTTTCTTAAAGAGAATTTATCTTCAGGTTCAAAAGCTTTTTTCATTTCGCCTTTGTCATTTTTAACCATGAGCTTCATGATTAGTAAATCAACTAATACTGTTAAATCTTGAAAGTTATTTGATTTTTTAAAGATAACATTTTTTTCTTCAAGAGTTAAAGGTTCTGAATAAAAGACAGACGCATTTCCATTCTCATCTTTCCACTCCTCAACTTCAATCGTGATCGTTTTAAGAGTTTCAAAATGAGTTTTGACTCTGTCAATGACTGACATAAATTATTACGATACAGTACCTTGTGTTAACGCACCAGTTCCTTGAAAAGTAACACTTCTTGAAGTGATACCATCCATAGTGACTGCGACTGACATTCCTGTTACAATTCCTGTTCCACTAAAAGATACATCTCCACTTACATTACCCTCTGGTAATAAAATGAAAGCTAAACTTGTACCTACGTCTAATGCTTCTTGTGCAGTATCGCCCTCATCCCAGTGGCACTCGATTGATCCACTAAATGAAGTTCTACCAGCTACAAAAGTCTTTGCAGAATTTGTTAAAGCTGAATCTTCAACAACATCTGCTGACGTTTCCAAAGTGAAACCAGTAACATTTGCCGCCACATTACCAGCTACCTTAACAATACCCTCTTTTCCATGATGGGCCATTATTTATTCTCCTTGTTTTTAAATTCTGGTTTTTTAGGTTGGATATTCACTTTACCTTGTGAACCTTTAATCACAACTTTATTATTACCATTAATTGTTTTATAGCCAAGCTTTTCAAATTTAGCAACAGAATTTTCATTAACTATTACTTCTTCTGAACCTTTACTCATTTTAATATCTTTAGCCATAATTCCTTTTAATCCTTTTCTTCTTCTTCGTCAATATCTTCGTCAAGTTCTTCTTCCTCAAAATCCTCTTCTTCATCAATATCTGTTTGTTCTTCTCTAACCTCTTCTACCAAATCTTTAACCTCTTCACAAAGTAAAGATTCTTTATCGTGTAATTTTTCTATTTGATGTACTTTTTTTGCTATCTTATCTAATATTTTATCTACTGACATTGTTTCTCCTATGGTGTTCCAGCATCATATTTATACATACATCTTACAACCATTCTAATACCGCCTACTGGAAATAATGTACCCTCATCGGTTTCGACTTGGACAACTTCGGTATCGAGTGCATTGGAATCTCTTGTTATATCAGTTTCTAAAGCAGTTTCAATCGCTGTAATTAAAGCATTTCTTAATGTATCTATGTTGGTATTCGCACCTTTAACAAAACCTAATACAACAAAGTCAATCGTGCCTACTCTCATTTTAGCACCACTTCCTAATTCTTGATCTTCTCTATTTTCTTCTGATGTTTGAATAATAACTGCTGGATATTGTGCTTGTGATAATTCTTCTAATTCAAATGGCTGTCTAGTACAGAGCTTAACATCAGGACTACTGATGGCATCTATAACTGTTTTAATATTACTCGCTATATCTTCTCTTACACTCATATTCTTGTTGCCCTTATTTGTTTTTCTACAAATCTATTGAATGCTTTACCTATAATATTTTCTGTTCTTGAATTAAAGCCAAAAAATTCTCTTTTTGTATTACCAAGAACTTGATTGAATAATGCTCTTTGTCGCATTTGGGCATTGGAAAAAGAAACACCAACAATATTATTACCTATTTTTCTTACAGTTTTTCCGCTAGGAGTCAAAGCACCTAACATTCGACCTGAATAAAATAAATCTACTGCTGTTTTTTTACCCTCTCTTTGTAATCGTTTTAAATAACCCTCTGAATAAGGAGCAAAAGGACTACCTCTGAAATCCTGTCCTTTGGCAGTTTTAGTTCTGATAATATCTAATAAATGAAATCCAGCTTGTAGGAGTCCTTTATCAATAAATCTGGGAAGTTTTTTTGCTAGTCTTTTAAAGTTTTTGGCTACGACTTTGGAGTTAGTTTTTAATTTAACTTCGGCAACCATTATCTAGTTAATCTTCTAAAGCCATGTAAAGGTTCTCTTTCACTAGCAGAGATTGATCCACCAGCATCGCTATCGTAATTTACACCATCTTCTAAAATAGTTTGAAATTCTTTAACGTAAGCTGATGAATAAAACTCAATCATTCTTTCAAATCTGTCTTTGTCAGCTTCAGGTCTAAATTTAGTTAATGCTGGTAGATAAAATCTTGATAAAAATAAATACACTCCAGCTCTTTCAAACTGGTCAAGATCAACTTTAGTATTAACCATTTCAGCAGTATTTAAAACTGTGATGTCAGTATAAATATTTGATTTATACATTGGCCACCACTTAATTCTTAAATCTCGTAATATGTCATTAGTGGTTTGTGCTAACCAAGCTGTAACAGAAGATGCTCCACTTGCAATACCAAAATCAAACGCATCGGTTTGATAAGCAGTTACATCAGAAGCTGCTATAACATTTGCACCTGAAAAATTTGCCATGTTACTTTACCGCTAATATAATAATCAAAACAGCAACCGCAATTCCTATTGATACTTTAGGATTTGCTTTAGCCATTTTCCAATATTCTTTAATCTTATCCATTTACTTTTTTCCTTTTTTGCCTTTTTTCGGCTTTAGTTTAACAACATTTTTTGCTTTAGCAATTACTTTGTCATTAACTTGCTTTACTTCTTTTACCTTATCAGAAACTAATTTAAAACCTCTCATTTTAAAATTTTTTATATTAGCTTCATATTGTTCTTTTGATCTAGTAATAATTTTTTTACCATTGGTTAGTTTGATGTTCATACATTCTCCTTTGTTTATTCGTAAGTATTAGGGCGATTTCTCGCCCTAATATAAGTATTACTATTGTAGAGATGAATCTACGTTCAGTTCAACACCATAAGTGTCGTGAAGTTCTCCAACTCCATATACTGATGTTGCCACAATTTCATCTGCTCTAAGAGAAGCATCTCTTTGAGTTTCGATTTTCAAGTCTTGCATCATTGCTAGACCTAAAGCATCTTTATGAAATACAGCACCTTTGTAATCGCCTGTTGTTCCTGGATTGTTACCAGAGCTGTCCGCCATATTTGAAGTTTCAAATATATTAACTCCAGCTACTTTACCAACAAAGCCATTTCTTAATGCTTCATTTGATAATTCAGTACTTAAACCCGCAAACGTATTTGTTAAATTACTTTTTAAGTCATACGCATTTAGAGGGTGAAATACTCCTGATATGTCCGCTGTTGGAACACCATTTTTTCTTAATTGTGCTACTGCATTAAATACATTAGCCGCACTTAAGACTGCTGTTCCGTCATTAACTTCAGTAGAGAAACCATCAAATAGTGCAGTTAAATCTACATCTATTTTTTTTGCGATTGCTTCTCCAAACAATCTTCCAATGTCTGCCGCAACATTTCTAGGAGACGCATTTCTTCCTAAATCTGTCAAAGTAGTCATTATTCCATTTTCACTTGCTGTAATAGTTACAGAAGATGGATTGATTGCTGTGTTAGATAAATCAGTTGCTTCCGATACCGCCGCCGCAGAAACTGTTGCGTAGATAGGAACTTCGACTGACTTTCCACCACCGCTAATAGCATAGTTTTTTACAAGTGGTCTCATTACTGATCTTTCACTTGCTACGAACAATGCTTCAGCTACTATCTCTGTGTATAGTTCCGATAGTGTAGAACTTGTGCTTTCGTTTGCCATTGTTATTTTTCCTTATTATTTATTGTTTAAATTAATTTGAGTAGGTTTTGAATCTCGTTCTTTGCGATACTCTGCATATTTAGCACGATCCTCTGGCTTACTCATATCTATATCCTGAATATTGAAAGGTTTTACAGTTTTACCCTCGACAGAACTCTGGCTTCCTGTGCCAGATTTACCACTTACGGAAAAGTGTGGATTCGCCTGTAAGAACTCCTTAACTTTTTCTTCAATTGTTAAGAGGTTTCCTTTTTCGTTATAACGAATATTTGAATTATTATCAAGTATTTCTACTCTACCATCGTCATTTAATTTAATTGCATCTTTGAGTAAAGAAACCACTTGGCTTGGATTGATGGCATTGTTTTTGGAAGCAACAGCCATAATAGAATTATCAATTCTTTCTTTCTTGATTTCATTCTTATACTTTAGAATTTCTGTATCTTTTTCAGATATTCTTTGTTGCATAAGCTTTTCAAGTTCGGCTTTTGATTTAGCTTCCTTAACTTCTTTTTCTTTGAAAGCTTCTTGTTCTGCTTTCTTTGCATCATCTAATGTTCTTTGATGTTTCTTTTGCTCGGCATCTAATCTTGATTTGATAATGTTATCAAGTTGAGCTTGGGTAAAAGTTTGTTGTTTAGGTGCTTCTACTTTTACTTCTTCTTTTGGTGTTTCTGTTTGTTCGTTTTTCGGTTGAACTACCTCTGTTTCTTGCGTCATAAGACTCCTGTTAGTTATTAATTGTTATGTATTACCAATAAAATAAAGCATTGTCAAAATGCTAATCTTTTACAAATGAATAACTGCCTACTTTTTTTGCTATTTCAGGTAATCTTAATTCAAATCCCTCTGCTAACCAAGAGTATTCAAATTTGTCATAATCTGTTTTCATCTCTTTTTCTAATGCAATAAATCTATTATAATCCTCTACATTTAGACTCTTTTTATCTAGTATTTTTCTTGCTTCACTTATCATTATTGTAACTCCTCTATTAATTTAATAAAT